TGTTGCGGGCGCGGGCGCAGGCATTCCGGTAGCGGTCGAAATCAACGCGCGAGACCATGCGCGGGGAGAGTTCCCCACTATTAACGCTCGTCTGGATTGGGGCGGCATAGCTCACGACCAGGTATCTCCGAACCAGTTGTCGCCCTCGACAAAGCGCTCCTGCACCCACGAACCGACCGGGAATTCATCCGGCCAGTCTTCGATACCGTTGGTCGACCGCGCCGTGGCGATCGCACGGCGGAATTGCTTCTCGCAATATTCCGCCTGCGATGTGCTCTGCCGGATATCGAGCGCGAAGTGTTCGGCCATTGCCCACGCAAAGGCTTCACGGAACAGCGGATCCATCAGCGCGACCGACGTCACCTTGCGGACATAGCGCAGATAGAGCGTGTCGACGTTGGTGAGGATCACTTCCTGGTAGGCGCTGGAGACCTCGACCGTTTCCATCTTGTATTTGACGCGGGCGATGTCAGTATCGACCGATGAAACGGCAATGGTGCGCAACCAGTCGCTCGGCAGGGCAAAGGCATAGTCGAAGCCGACGAGCGTATTGTCCGGCGTCACACTGGCAAGCTCGACGCGCGTCTTGGAGAAGTTCCAGACGTGCGTTCTGAGCAGCGTGTCGCGCTTCAGGTCGAACGCATCACGCGCGGACTTGGCCTCTTTAGTGGTGTCATTGTCGAAATCGACGACACGCTTGCCGCACTGCGCCCGGCCAAGGGCTACGTTGGTCAGCGCAACCTTGGTCAGTGCCATCAGGCGGCCTCAGCGCGGGCCTTGCGCCCGTAATCGTTGATGTATTTGACGGCAGGGGCTTTGATCTTGAAGTGCTTGTGCACGTAGCCTGTCTCGTCCTTGACGACGAAGCCGCCATTCGGATCTGGCTCGACCGAGAGCACCGGCAGTTGTGGCTCCTGCTTCACGACCTGCAATTCCGGCTTGGCCTCGCCGATGACGACGATCGGCTCTTTCACGTGGAACTCGACTGCTTTCGGCGTGGACTCGGTGATGATGACGGTGGCATATTCGAGGATGCGAGCCTTGTTCCAGTCGCCGGAACTGTAGCGGCAGAGCGTGACCTGATCGCCGGGGCGAAGATTGTTGCGCACGGTCATGAACAGTTCCTCGCTCGCCAGTGCGTCGACGAGTGCCACCGTGCAACGCGCGGCATGCGTGGTCATGAAGGGTGAGGACGAGGCGGCGCTGATGTCGCCGGATTTGATGCGGTAAGCCATGTTATCTCCAGTGAACGGCAATCCAGCGGTGCTGGACATGCAAATGCGTTTGGCTCGGGTCGTGGGTGCCGTGGAAGAACACAATGCGCGCGGCCGGCGGCAAATCCCCATTGCGGAGCTTGCGCGCCACCTTGGTCCGGTTTCCGAATCCGCCGATTGCCTTGCTGAACGTGCACATGATGTCGAGGCGGAAGGAATAGACGCCGTCATTCTTCTTCCAGGTCGGTGCGCCCTTGATCTTGTGCGACATGATCGCCTGATCGGAGCCGATGAGCCCCTCGGTCGCCCGAAGGCTCAATGCTTCCTGCGGGTCAAAGTCGAAGAAGATGTCCGGCCGGTAGCCGATATCCAGCATGAAGAGAGAGCCGCAATAGGCGGTTTTCTTGGCAATGTCAGAAACGGAGCGATCGCCCCAGATCACGAACGGCTCCGGTCGATCAAACAGATGATCGATGTTGCCGGTGATCACCGTATCGAGGTCAATCGAGACGATGCGCGGCCCTAGCACCTCGGCCATTGCCGGGTCAAAGACCTTCAGCCTGCGATAGCACCGGCCATACTGGCAAAGATCCGGCCATAGCGGCACGATGCGGATGGAACTGTCGATGCCATCCGGCATATCGGTGACGCAGACGACCTCATGCGGCAAGGTGAGATGTCGCGACAGCATGTTGTTGAGGCGGTTCACGTGATCGGCGACATAGGTCACGCGATCCGTGCCCATTGTGGCTCCCGACCAGAGCCATGTCACGATGGTCAGCGGCTTCAAAGCGCAACCTCATGAAACGGATAGGTCAACACCTTCGGCTTCCAGTCCGTCCCGCGCGCTGCAATGATCCGCCCTACTGCGGCGTCTTCCGGCTGCTTGCGCAAATAGCGTACTGTGGAGGAGTCCCCAACGCGCTCGTAACGCACAAGATGATTGCTCAGGATGCGTATCGGAGCCGTGCCGACGCAGCGCCGGCGGTACTCGCCATCCGTGCCATAGTGTCCAGAGAACGCTTCATCGTACCCACCGACCCGCCAGAACATGTCCGCCGTCATCATCCATGAGTTCGGATGCGGATGGACGGGATCTCCGGTATGCTCCTTGCGCATGAAGCGGTAGATCGTATCGGGATCATGGTCGCCATGCAGACAGGCGTAGATCGTGCCCTCCGGGACCACGTGGTCGATGTCGGTCAGAATGCACCAGCCGCTCGCCTTGCTCATCGCCAGATTGCGCGCTGCGATCCAGTTCCACCGGACGTCGACCTCAATGCGGAACAGCTTGACCGGGAACGGCATGGCCTCATCGGCAAGAACCTGCACCGCGGGCACATCCGGCGAACCGTCATCCACGATAATCGCCGAGAGGCATTCTCGATATGTGACCGGAAGTCCGCGCCAGTGCTCGATCTGGCGTTTCAGCATGTCCGGGTTTTCATAGTACGGATAGATCAGCGTGACAGGCTTGTACGCATTCGCCATTGCCACCGATACGACAGGCGCATCATCACATCCCGGCACACTCACGCGGCGTCCGAAGGACATGCGGGGCTGCTTGAATCGGGAAGCCACTTTGCCTTGCATAAGAGAATGCAACGTTTCTGCTCCAGTTGTTTGATGTGGAAGCGCTTCTTCAAGAGCTTGGTGCAGGCGTCGACGGTGCGTTCACCGTGGCGCTCGGGTCCGCAGTCGATCGATATCCATGCGATCCGCTTGAGCGCCTTGCCTGCGCCTTCGAGCAGCTCGGGCTCTGCGCCTTCGACATCGGCCTTGAGCAGATAGAGCCTGTCGACGCCTTCCATCACCGTATCGAGGCGCCTGGTCTTGACGCGGACGGTGGCATGCGATCCCTGCAGGAGTAGGCTGCTGTCTGCGCTTTCGGTGGCGAGGCTGAGCGTTGCAGCGCCGTTGGCGTTCCATAGCGCTATCGGATGAGCCGAGAAGGCTTTCAGCCTGGAATTGCGAGCCAATGCGGCGAATGCGAGCGGATCCGGCTCGAAGGCCGACACATTCGCGCCATGCAGGGCGGCATAAAGCGCGAACTCTCCGACATTTGCGCCGACATCGAAGATGGTCTCGCCGCGGAAGTGGCAGGCCAGATCGTCGACGCCGTAGCACTTCGCCAGCTTCAGCAATCGCTTGTAGACGCCGAAACGGTAATTGCGTATGCGTGACTGAGCCGCAGCGAAGATGATCTCGCATCCTACCTTGACGCGGTAGAGGTCGCCGTCACGTCGGACGGAAACAGGCTTTTCTTTCACTTCTTGGTTGCGATCGCATAGGCCCGCTGTGGCAGCAGGCGGAGATATTCGATGTCATAGCCGGCCATCTCGCGAACGGCGAGGTTGACCTGCTCTTTGTTGACGTCGTCAAACAGGATGATGTCACCGGATTGCTGGCGTGGCGTCACGACGCTGATGTCAGATTTCACGCCATCATAGGTGTGGGAGCCGTCGATGAAGGCGAAGCCGATGCGGTAGCTATCCGCCCGATGCTGCCCTGCGATCTCGAAAACAATCGGAACACCTGCCGCCCGAAATGGCGCGGCGAACTCATCGATGGTTTTGCCATCTTCAACTGAGTTGCGCGGCTCTCTGCTGTTCGGATCGATGATGTCGATAGACTGGATAATGCCATCGCGCCCAGCATCATCTATTGCCCATGACATCACACAGGCGCTGAAGCTCTTTGCAGATCCTATGTCCAGCCAAGCGGTGCCGCTGGCGTTCTCAGTTAGGTATTTGCGTCCAAGCGCATAGATCACACGCCCGTGCATCCAATTCGGCGGGTTCTTCTTCACCGGACACGCCAGCACGCGCGCTGCTGCTTCAAGGCGCTCACGGCCGACGGCAAAGCCGAGGCGAGCTTCAAACTCGTTGATGACGGGATATACATTGCGGCGCTCGCGCTCGAACGCGGCGTCATACTGTTCACGGGTCGGCATCAGTTCAGCGCCTCCGTGCCCATATCCGCGCCAAGCGTTCTCAACGCTGCCGTTGGGCCAAGTTCTTCGATGATCGCATCGCACTGCACATCGGTCAGCGGCATTTCGATCGGCCGCGCCTTCTGATGCGCTCGGCGGGTGATCTCGCGCAGTTTCGCCAGATCCACGAGATCGAGATCCTGCACGAAGCCTGAACTCTTGACGATCATGGTGCGCTCAGCGACGACGAGCGCTTCGCAGATCAGCATGCGGACATCGGGGCCGTGAATATGCAGCGGCACTTGCGGAACTCTGTCTTCGCCGGGGCGCTTCTCGGTGAACACCGGCGCGCCCATCACCACGTTATTCATGACACCGAAGGCCGTGACCTCTTCGGCGCAGTCCTTCTTGAAGGCGTCGATCTGGTTCGGCGTCTCGCGGCCGGTCAGCCAGACGGACACCTCAATCGGCATTCCTATATTCAAGCCCACGCGGGTGCTCCAAGTATTTCTCTGGTCCAGCCGCTCATCGAGCAGACCCCAGGATGATGCGCCGTATCCTCGGCGATTGCCTTCTTGAACTGGTCCAGCGCATTGGTGCGGCCAGACTGGAAATACCATGCAGGCTGCTTGTTCGCGTAGGGCAAACGCTGCATCGGCACGCCGCAAAGGATGATCTCTTCAAATCCCATCATCTTCGCCATGCGGACTGCGCACCATGCTGACGAGCCGCGGGACGCGCTTGCATGCCAGAAATAATCCACGTAAGGATAGTTCCGCTGATTGTGCGGCAGGAACTCCTTGTTGCCCGGCGCGTGAACTGTAAAACCATCGCCGAACTTCTTCTTCTGCCATTCCACCCAGATTCCAAGATGAGCCTGATCATAGTGAAATGAATAGATGGCGAAACACTTCACGTAAGCGCTGACCTTGTTCACGCCGATCGTTGGAAGATCAGGTTTTATCTTAGCAACACGTGCCAGATCGTCAAACAAAGTCTCGCCGAATCCACAGATGACAACGCTGCCGGAGTGGCGATAGGGATAGCCCGGCGCGGACTGCCTGACGGTTTCGTGCAGGATGGGCAGATTGCTCCGCCCATCCCACCAGTCGATGTGTTTCGTCACGCTTACGGCAGCGTGTACTCGATGGAGCCTGCAATCGCGGCTGGCGAAACATTGATCCCGCTGCCGTCACTGGTGACGACATAGGTGATGTTCACATCCACGAAGCCTGCGGCAATATCTGCCTCGATGCTCCGCTCGTCACTGATCGCAGCCACCTGGATAACCTCGATCTTGTCGCCGGGCTTCAGGACAGCCCGAAGCTCGTCGTCATCGAAATACCCAGAGACCTCCCATACGCCGGGCGCATCCGGCGTGACGTACCGGAACTCGTTGAGCCCGTTGCCGAGAGTGGCAACATGGAAGAAATAGCGCTTGTTGTAATCAAGCACCCCCGAAGTGGACTTTGCCTTGAATGCCATGGTTCAGCCCTCCTCTTAGCTGGTTGCGATTGCAGCGGTGTCGTCGATGGTGCCCTGAATGACACCAGTGGTGTCGATCAGAGCTGCGCCACCGGACATGCAGTGTGTGACCAGATGCGCCTGGCGTTCGCCAGACCACCAGATGTCAGCACGAACGGCATCGTTCTCGGCGTTGTTGTTGGCATGAGCGCCAGAGGCATAGCCAATGGAGTTCTTGTGCCAGACAAAGTTCGCCGCAGTGGCGGTGCCCTTGCCGGGAAGCCCGGTGTGCATCAGCCACTTGACGCCGTTCCACTCCTTGAACTTGCCGCCAGTCGGCATGCCGGTCGTATAGGGACGGCCGTTCATGTCAACGAAGTCAGAACTGGAAAACTCATCCAGCAGCGACAACTGCGACCATGCGCGCGGCGTGAGAGCGCCGAACACCATGCCATCGTTGGGCACGTCGTTGTCCCAGGCCGCCTCGACGAATGCCGCGAACGAAGCGCGGATCGTCGCACGGGAGGTCACCGTGATAGTGACGGTTGCTTCCGTGGTCGTGTCGAGGACCGTGAGGATCTGCTCATCGACCTTGCGGCCGATTGCCCAGGCACCGCCGCGTGCGATAGCTGCACGCTCGTCGATGTTGGTCTTGGCTTCGTCGAGCTTGTCGACCCAGTCAGGGGCGTAGAAGTCCTCGATGAGGCATTCGATCGCCGTGTGGTCCTGGTTCATCGGCGTTACGACACCATGACGCGCTTTCGTCGTCGCGATGCCTTTGCCGATTTTCTGGAACGTGGTAGATTTGCCGACAACGCCCATTTTCATGCGAACTGCCGGGCGCAGATAGCCGCCTTCCCTCTGGAAGACGTCATGCACATCCGCTTCGTATTGGCGGATGAAGCTGTTAGGTAGAGATGTGCTCATCTCAGCCTCCAATGAAGGTTGTGATTGAGCCCAGCACTCGGGAAGCCAGCTTCGGCTGTGGGCGAGGAAGCCTTTCGGGGCTCGCCTTTATGACCTTGGCCGGGGCGTCGTGTGTGCTTTGTGATGAAATGGCGGGGCCGGTTAAGGGAAGCCGCCATATTCCCTTGCGGGAATTCTAGCCGAGCTTTGCGTAAAGCTCTTCAAGCTGCCGGTTGACAGCCTGTGAATACGGGACTGGGTTGTTCTTCCGGATTTCGTTGATCTTCTCGTGGATGGACGAGCGCTCGTCCTGCGTCACGATCAGCGGCGCGCCGTCTTCGGCCATACGCAGGCCAAGTTCGGCAATCACGCTCATCAAGGCCGGGTGATCGCCGGCTTTCATGGCGACGCCGTTCCACTGGATATTGTCGTTGAGGAACGCGCGGACCTCGCCGGACTTGTCCAACTTGTCGAGCAGCGCATTGCCGGCGGCGAGACGGCGGTCGTAATCCTTGCCGTGCTCCTTGCGCAGCGTCTTCTCGGTTTCCTCGCGGTAAGACTTGACCTCGCCCTCGATCTTTTCCTTGATGGCGACTTCGGCCTCGAAATAGGTCTTGGTGAAATTCTCGAACGCGCTGACCGGAACGCCAGCTTCGGCGGCCTTCTGCTTCATGAGACCGACAAGCGCCGTCTGCGCCTCGCCGAGTTCGTAGTTCTCAGGCGTGGCGACCTTGTAGTCTTCTACATTGTCGCTCGCGCCGATGGCCTTGTTGAATGCGGCCTTTTCCTCTGGGGTAGCGTTCTCGCCGGGAACCTTGATCCGGCTGGAGACATCCTTGCGCATCGCGAGCGCGCCGTCGATGACCTCATCGAGGCTCTTGAAGCGCTTGGCGTAATCCTTCTTGCCTTCGTCGGTCAGGCCCTCGGCCCATTTGCCGTAGTCGAAGGCAGGCGCTTCGGTCGTGGTCTCGGTCGCCGCAGTGGTTTCCGCTGCCTTCGTCTCAGTGGCCGCGGCTTCTGTCTCGGTCGTTTCGGTGGTAGTTTCAGTTGCTACTGCTTCGCTCATTGGTCCTCATCACTAATCGGCGCAGCCTGCGGCACTCGTTCGCCGCGTCCGGCCAGGCATCGGTTGATCTCATGCATGACCCAGCGCTGACCGGCCAGGAAGGCCATCAGACCGGCATCGTTCGCATCTCGCGGCCCGATCGGCGTCGGATCGCACACTTGGGCTATGCGGGCGAGCACGCGGCGTCCGGCATCGGTATTGAAGCAAGCCCAGAAGTCGCGCTGCTCATCGTCGAAGGTGTAAGGGCCGTCTCGTGTGGCCCTGACGGCCGGCAGAGCGTCATACAGCGCCCTGATTTGCAGCAATGTCTCCTGCGGAGGCCACGTCCTTGATGGCTCCGGCGACGGGTTTGGCCGCTTCGATGGCCTGTGCTGCCTGCGCGGCTTGAGCACGTTGTGCACGCATTTCCTCCACTTCTGCTTTCGGACGCAACCAGTCCAGCGTAAACCCACCGGCCATCGGCAGATCCCGCGCGATCTCGTCCTCGTCGAAATTGTCCATGACTTCGGGTTTCAGTTCAGCGAGCGGGCGCAATACCTCAAGGCTCTGGCCGAATGCGGCGAGTTCAGCCTGACGGCGCGCCTGCTGGATCGGCGAGAGATATTCGAAGCGCAGCTTGACGTCGGAATCCACGCCAACATCGGGGAACGGCAGGAACTGGTTCGCGCGGTGCATCACATTGAAGACGCGCTCGACAATGAACGCTGGGTAATCCGCCTCGATGCGGGCAAAGACCGGGCCGACCGTGCGCTGATACTCTTCCTTGCGGGCAAGGATTTCCGTTGCCGTGCGCAGCCTGGTGTCATCGGGCAGCGTGAACAGGTTCTTGAAGAACGCCGCCTCTACCTGCTGGCGAACAGCCTGCTGCATGTCGAGGCCGAGCGGCATGTTCTTGCCCATGTCGAGCACGCCGATCGGTGCGCCGCCCGATGTGCCAATGGCTGAACTGGAATCGAGCGTGATGTGTCCGCCAGGATAGGTGCGGATCGGTGAAATCACCGCGTCGTTGTAAGCCCATGTCGGCGGGTCGACAGCCTTCTGGCCTGCAATCAGCAACGTCTTGCCCATCGCCTGCAGCGTCTTGCTGTCAGGCAATGCCATCATGCCGGGCGAGCGGCCGTAAATCTCATCAGGCGCCGTTTCCCACCGCGGCACAGCCACCGGGAACTCGTGAAAGCCGGAGCGCTTGATTTCATGCTCGTGCTTGACGTCGATGACGCAGCTCTTGAACGGCATCCCGCGCGCATCGAGACGCTTGGCGTCATAATCGTCTGCCGGCAGGATGATCTGCGTGAAGCAGAGTTCCTCGTCAGCCTTCTTGGTGTCACGCGCGAGCTTGAGCACTTCCGGATGCAGGGCCTCTTCGCCCCATTTGGCGATGGCCTGCCGGGGATTGAGCATGTCGTCAAACTTGAAGCGGTCGATCTGGCCGTCAGCATTCTCCTCGAATGCGTAAGCGTTGAGATGATACGCCTTGAACGTCAGGCCGGACATGTTGCTGTCTTCACCGACGAACAGCGCGCCAGTACCAAACACCGTGATCGACATGTCGACCTCGGCTGTCCGTTGCATGAAGCGCGCGCCCTTACGATAGATCGCTGACCACATGCGCTCGACCGTGTCGTCAAGCCAGAACTTGACCTCATCAATCTCGGCGACTTCGGGATCGTCGACCGTCAGCCAGAACCATCGGCTGGTCTTCGGCATGAGCAGGCCGCCGATGGTGTTGGCAAGCGATTGCGCGGCGAGGCGCGGTGTGCCATCATAGATGATGTCGGTCCGTGCCCGCGCCTTGCGCGCCGCCCGCGAGAAATCCGCCTTGTTCGGGAGGAGAATGTCGCCGAGCTGCTGCCAGTATTCCAGCCAGGGCTGCTTCCTTCGATCCATTCGCTTGGAAAGATCGAGGAGATCAAGGACATCAGACATTATGCGGCGGCCCGATTGGCTGCTTCATTGGGTGCGCGGCCGAGCAAGGAGGACATGCCGGGCTGGTTCTTCTTCCGGCCAAGGCTCAAAATCTGGTCTTCGATGCCTTGCCTGGCCTTGGTCTTGTTCATCTCGTCCTTGGATTTCAACTGCGTATCCGAAAGCCGAGGCGCAACCGGCGTGGGCTTGGGAAACTTCGGCATGTCGCCGCCGCCAAATATGCTCATTAAAGGTTGATCCTGCTAGCAAAGTGGTCTATTCATGCAGATGGCATGTCAAGGTCGGGTCTGTTTTGTCCCGGTGAGTTAAGGTCCGGCCCGTCACCAGTTGTGCGGGTCGAAAGACTCAACGCTCTCAACACGCAGAGGCGGCCGCTCAGGAAACAATCTGTTCATGAGTTGTGCGTGCTCTGCTGCGATGGTTTGTTGGAGGTGCTCGTTAAGAGCAGCTTGCGTCCAGCCGTTGGCGCGTTCAGCGTCAGAAAGCGTCGTAGCTGGCGCAGTTTTCGACTTGCGTTTCTCTGCGTTTTCCATGGCGGACCATTTGTGGCATAAGCTCAGTGATCGCCCAGACCAGAGCATCGCAGCGGTTTGGAGAGCCTGATCCCTCGAAGCCTGCCGCGGTCATCTGGCACATTTCGTTTTCCAGCCGCTCGAATGTGCCGACGTGGCTGACCTGCCCAATGCCGTACATGGATGCGATCGGCTCCGCCCTGACGTGCTTGCCTTTCGTCGCCACAACCTCCACAATCGGGATGTTTGGGCGGATTGTGCGCAGGGTGTGGCGGATCAGGTCGCCGCCCTGGTTGCGCTCAACCACGATGGCATCAGCGTCGAAGCGGTCATATGTTGCAATGGCGCGCTCTGCCCATTGGCGCGGCGTGCCCTTCATCGTGGCGTCTTCAAGGACATAGGCGCGCTTGTCAGGGCTGCGGCCGGCGCAGATAATGCCGTGCTCATCTGAGTGTTCTTCGGCACTTATCGCGTGATCGACAGCAACGACGATGCGCTCAAGATCTGGCGGGATCTCTGATCGCCGATAGGAATGGATGTTCTGCCGGTTCCATATGGCGCCGACAACCATAGGCTCATACTCACCGAGCCATATATGCGCCGCGCGCTCAGGACTGGTGCGGATATCGTGCTGCCGCTCGTTCTCCAGCTCGTCCGGAAACCACGGATTATCCGTATAGTTGATCTTGCGGATAATCGAATTGTTCGGCGGCGTGAGACCGCGGAAGAACCTATCGACCGGATCATCAGCGCTGCGCGGGTTCCACGAGAACCAAAGTTCGGAGCCAGGCGCGCGAATTGTCGGACGGAGCAACTCCAGAGAACGCGAACTCATCGTCTGCGCTTCTTCAACCCAGGCGACGTCAAAGCCCTCATAGGACTTGATCGAATCAGCCGTGTGGTCCTGCATGCCGACGAAGGCGACCACGCCATTGCCAGGCGTCTTGATCTCGCTCGTGATCGGATTGAACATCGAACCGACGCCGAAATCTCTGATCTTGTCCTCGATCAGGCGCTTGGCCGAGTCCTTCAGGCTCTTTTGCACTTCACGGACGCACAGTCCGCGAAATCCCTGCTTGCGCACCGCATAAGCCACCATCAGCGCAGCAAAGCTGTGTGACTTGGAAGATCCGCGGCCGCCGAATGCCGCCTTGTAACGAGCCGGAGCCAGAAAAGGCTCAAACGCCTCCGCTACTTGGATCTTCAGGTTTGACGACTTCAAATGTCACCTTGTGAATAACGGGATTATCCTTGTCGCCAGAGTTGATGACGCGATCGCCGTATTTTCCCGGCTTCAGCCGCGAGGCAATCCACTTGCGCGTGTCCAGGCGAACCTTTCGGTCATTTGGATCAAGGCTAGCATCGTCTGCGATATCAAGGAGTTGATCGGCGAGTACTTCTGCTCGATCTTCTTGCGCGCGCGCATATAAGTCTGAGAATTCTTTATGAGTAGCCAGCCAACCATAGACTGTGGATCTGCGCGGCATGTGAGGCAGGGAATAAATCTCCTTAAAGCTCATTCCTTCCGCGATCATCTCGCATATTTCTGCAGCGATATCCGATGTGTATTTTGTCGGCTGGCCTTTCTTTCTTTTGGCCTTCTCACTCACCGGTCAGTTCCTTTACCTTGAGACGGAGCGCGTCGCTCAATTCGAGCGCAACCCGGCATCCTGCCTTCTGGATTAATTCGCAGAGTGTCAGGCAGCTTCTCGTAAAGCTCGTCGATCTCTTCTTTCGACCAAAGCGATATTGGAATCTCAATAGCTTCATCGCCAGTGCACAGCAGTGCTGATGCGATGGCCTCGTCTGCTTTGTCGCCAGCACAATCGTCGCTCATCTCACACTCCCGCCATCTTGATTACTTTCGAGCGATGCGCTCTTCGTGGCCGGTTCGTCGCGTTCGTTCTTTACCTTGAGAGCAGCCAAGTACATTTCAGGAGGCACGAGCGTAGTCTTCTTCCAAATCTCGTGGATTTCTGATCCGCTATGAGCTACAATTGCGCACGCAAGAATTCCAAGCCAATGCTTATGGCACTGTTTTGCCGCGTCGCTTTCAGGCTGAATTACATTCAGAAAGCGTGTTATGTTTGCGGCCGTCATACCCCAGATGACACCGTCAAGAAAATTAGACTTGCCTTCCGGATCAAGTTCGAGGCGAATGTCACGCAAAATTTTCGAAACAACTTCCGAAGCCATGCCCTCATAACTTGACAGGTACTCGAAGAATTTCTCCGGTATCCCATCAGGCTCAGCCTTAGACGCAGCAGCCTTTTCATCAAGCTGCTTCGCTTCCCAGAATATGCGGCGCGCTGCTTTGCGTAGACCTTCCGTATCTGGCGTGCTCATTTCACCCTCTTGACATGCGCTGTTCCTGTGCCTTATGTGTAGCACATGAGCAGGAAACGCGCAAACAAGATCGAAACGGCGTCCACAAATTTCGCACGGTGGCGAGCGATGCTCGGCATTACTCAGGAACAAGCCGCCGACCTGCTCGGCAAGAAGCGCCGCACAATCCAGTCTTACGAACAGATCGACCCAAAGACCCACGTCGCCGTGAAGCCATCATACACCGATCGTGTCGTCATGGACATGATCGCCAAGGGGCAACCGCTGTCGCCTTGGCCTGAATGATCACGAAAAAGTGATCGAATAGCGCATTTATTGCGCCTCAGCCCGTTGACAAAGCGCATTATCCGCGCTAATATCCCCCATTGTACTCCGCTCTTTGACAATTGAAACCCGCATATCCTGTGCCTCCGATGGTCAGCAACGGAGGAAACCATGAATGCAGAATCTGTGAAAGAAGCGCTCCGGCTCATCTGGCTGGAGTCGTGGAAGAGACTCAGTGAGAAGCCCTCCGATCCCGTGCGAAAGGAAATGGAAGAGATTGCTCACCGAGCCTATCGGAACTGCTGAATTCTCCGGTCAGCGTCATGTTGGCGCTGACCATCGCGGGCACAGGCCCGAAACCGGCCCGGCTAGAGCTGTGAACTCCGCCGAGCCATTTGTGACAAACCCTCTTAGCAAAGGAAATCACGCATGAAGATTACCACAGCCGTCGCCCGTCTGGCAATCGGGCTGTGCGGTTGCGCTGTCGGAGCTTACTGCACTCTCAGCGCATTTCGAAACGGCCAAAGCCTTGCTCCGGGTATCGACGGCGATATGTTCGGCGCTGCGTTCGCAGCCGTCGTGATCGGATCTTGGTTCATCCTGCCACTGTCGCGCAGTTTGCTGGCGCGCGCCGGATGGCTCCTGTGCACTGGTTTTGTGCTCGCCAACGCTATCGGCTACACAGCCACGCACAGGACTGAAACAGTCGGCGGCAAGCAGAATACCATCGCCGCCTACAATGCCGCTCAGACAGGCTACCAGCAGGCCACAGAGCGCCTTACAGCCATGAAGGGCAATCGCCGGTGGGAAAGCACCAAGGGCTGTACGGACGTGACTGTAGAGCAATCGGTCGCATTCTGCGACCAGTTCAGCGAGACGCAGGCGAAGGCCGACAAATATCAGGCCATCGTCTCCGCAGGGAAACCTGCAACATCCGACGCCCAGGCTGACACCATCGGATGGGTAATCCAGGCTGACACCGCGACAGTCAGCAAGGCTCTCCCCATATTCATGGCCGTCGTACTCGATATCGCCGCCACGCTGTTCATGTATCTGGCGCTGGCGAGTAATGTTCGAACTGCCGCACATCCTAAGATGTCCGTCGAAACGAACATTGTGGAAATCGTCGCAACGCCGAAAGCCAAGCCGGCCAAGGCCAAGAAACCAACTATCCGGAAATCCCGGAAGGTTGAACAGAAGCGGAAACGCACTCCTGCGGAAAAAGCCGCCAAGCAGATGGCTGAGCTGAAGAAGCTCACGACCCCGGCATCGTTCAAAGCGCCTGTCCGTGTTACCCGGAAAGGTAAAATGGATAAACGCTTTAAAGCTGCGAGACCGGCAAATGAGAACGTTGACGCCTGACCCGTAACCCCGGATGCTTAACGGCTCCGGGGTTTTTCATTCAGGGAATACGGGGCCGGTCATTTTACTGTTCCTTGTGCTGCGGTGCGAGAGGACTTGAAATGCGCAGTTTCTGTGTCTACAGTCTAGGCAAATCAACACAGGAACCGTATCACATGCGAGCGCCTAAGGCAAAGAAAACAGACATTCCC